GCAGGCCTCGATGTCACCTGCGGTCGGTTCACGAAAGCGCAACTCCTTGATTTCCTCACCATGCGCCTGCAGCGGCTTGCGCAGAGGAATGACCAGCTCAGTGACTTCCGTGCCGTTTTTCTTCGGTTCAGTGTCGTCGGCCATCACAGCATCTCGTCACAGCTGATGCCTTCCCACTTCACGCGCACCATGCCGTCGCGGGCATTGATGGCCAGGGCCGAGACGCACCAGCCTTCGCGCAAGACGTAGGTGGAATTGTTGGCCAGCTCGGCCGTGACCGTGACGTTGGTCATGCCATCAAAATCTTCGATGGCCAGACCGGGCACGGTTGACACATCACCTTCGATGGAAGGCACACGCGGCAATTCGCTGTAGCCGTGGATGTAGTCCTGGCCTGCAATGCCCGCGCGCTCGATCACCGATGGTGTGACAGTGAAGTTGCCACGCAGCGGATATTGATTGCCATCCACTTTGAGGAAAGCAATTCCTGCTATTCTCTGTGCCATGTCTCTGGCTCCTTATGAAATGCAAATGGCCCGCCACGAGGCAGGCCATTTTGCAAAGGTGATGACGTTTCGGTTTAGGCAGCTATCGCTGTGTCGAGGCCGCGATCATATTGCAGACGGAATTGGCAAAGCACCGCGAACACCCGCAGCTGGTTCACCAAATCTGGCGGATAGAGGACGTTCACGCGGTTTGGGTCATTGGGATCACGCTCAACAATCAGATTGGCCTTGAAGGCCTTGCCATTCTCCACCAGGCCGTTGAACTCATCGACGCGATACTGTGCCACCAGCTCGGCCTTGATGATCTTCGGCGTGACGATAGCCTGGCCAGCACCAAACCTGGTGCCATCATCGGCCAGCTTGTGGCGCGGGAATTTGCTGGTGATGGCTTGGCGCTGATTGCGCAGCAGTGCAGTCAGTGTGGCCAGTGTCGTCACCAGCTCATAGGCATCATCGGAATTGCCGTACAGGTTTTTGGTGTACGTGGTGCTTTCCCGCATGATCATCGGTGTGATGTTGACCGTGCGCTGCGTGGCGATGCCGCCATAGGCGAGCTGGTTTAATTCCGAAAGCAGGAAGCGGCCCTGGCCCTGGGCAGGCAGACAGCCATCAAGCTGCAATGTCTGCAGCGGCCGCGCCGGATCATTGACCAGGGCGCGCGCTGCCTTGGAGGTGTAAGCCGCTGCCCATTCATAAGTCGGTGTCGGTGAGGTCGGCTCAATTCCCAGGATGGAATTTTGCGCGCTGTTGCGCGTGTCACCAAAGGTCAGCAGCGTGGACAGTGTGCCGCGCTTTGCTGCGTAGAGGCTGCCGTAATGCTGGCGGATAAAACCCCAGCGCCCGCTGTCGGAAAAACCAAACTCGGTTTCCCAGGCCAGCAGCGAGGTCGAGTCCGTGAATGGCATGCAGACATAATCAACCTCGGTTTCGCCAAGGTTGGTGATGGCATTGGTCATCACTGGCACACCAGTGCCGCCCGTCATCGGTGTGTAGGTCAGCGTCACCCCTTGCGGCAGCATTTCACCGCCGACGCTGCCGTAATAGCTGTCCGACAATTGGATGTCGTCGCCCTCGGTGCCTTTGAATTTTGCGGTGACGGCGACGGCACCAGCTGTTGCCACAGCTGTCACCGGCAGATCGGCATCGGCATTGATTGCTGCCGCCATGGATGACGCAACCGTGGTTGGCGTATCGGTCGCGCCGCAATAGACCGGGACATTTTTCCCGGCGATGTAGAGGTTGATGGTGCCTGCTGCTGTCGGGTTGGTGGAAACCGTGATGGAGCCAGCTGCAGCAGCTCCGGTCGGATCAGCCAACGGCAGGCCCCAGACCGGGTTCGCCCAATTGTTGGCGAAGAAAGCGCGGAACATGCAGGCCAGGTGTGAGCCTTGGCCAAACAGCGCATCGGCCTGCGCCTGTGATGCAACGGGGATCGGCACATCATGTATTGCTGATGCTCCTGTTTTCATAATGCCGACCAGGAGCGAGCGCCCCAGCGTGGCAGGAAGCCCGGCCATCGAGCTGTCCAGCTCCACCCAATAAAGTGGCATGCGCCAGTTCGACGGGATTGAATTAAACGAGATGGGCATGCTGCCCTCCTTTGCGGTTAGCGCGCGCGGATGCGCGAACGGCCAACCGTTTGGCGGGCCGTGTTCGTTTTAAGATCAGTGAGTGGCTTACTCGGTCTTGGATTTAGATTTCGCGCTTTGCTTCTCGGCCCCTGGATCACTCGTCGTCACATCACCGTCGCGGATGCGGCGCGTGGTGTAACCATCATCAGGCCAATCAATCGGCCCCTCAGCCTGAAAATGGATGTTGCCGGTCGGGTGATAAATTAGCCTGCGGATGTCATCGTTCTTCGGCCAGACTTTCATGGGTCAGTCTCCAGGTCATACTCGGCATCGACTTGTTGAACCTCAGCAGGATCACTGCCGGGCGGGTATTGCGTGGTGAGGTGAACGGTCTTGAGTACATCTGGCACCAGCGGCGGGAAGTCGTTCACGCCCAGGTCAATGGTCAGCGTGAAGCGGCACTCGGCAATCGGGATAGAATTATCAGCACCGGCATTGCCAAACTGGTGCGTTCTATTTCCCCGCGCATAGCCTTGGATTTGTGCTGCCGGATTGAGATACAGCGATGGATCGGTAAATAGGCCATTGGTCAGCAACACCCAGGCATCATCCAGAGTATTCTCGGCTGCGGCTGCATCATTGTTCTGGATGATGATGGAAAAGCCATAAAGCACTTGCATGCGAAAGCGCGGCTCACCAGCATTGATGTCACCATCCGGTGTCAAATCCTCATTGATGAAATAGATGCCAAGGAACGGGATTTTTTCCGGCTGTATCTGCTCAGCCTTGTTGGTGCCAAACTTGAAGCCGGTAAAATTCACCATGGCTCTGGCGCGGGCCAGCATGGCATCGCGCACGATCATGGCATAGCTGCTGCTCATGGTTTCGATGGCACGATGCGGCGCAGTGTCAGCGTGGTTTCGCCGCCGCCGTTGGGGTCGGCATCAATCACTTCAAAATCACCTTCGGCAAGCAACCCGATAGGGTCGGCCGGGATATTAATGATGTCACCCTGCAAAGGCAGCACGGCAAATTCGACCTCGCGAATATCCAGGATCACGCGCGTCTCGGAAATGATCGAGCCATCCATGGCCTGCACATCAATGGCATCCACATCAAAGATGCCGCGCGCCTGATACGGCAGTCCAGTGGCCAGCGGTGTCACGATGATGGTGCGGCCAAACAAGTCTTGCGCTGGCAGATACACATCCGTGGAGAAATCAACCGGCATGTTGCATCCTCATCGCGCGGCACCTGTTGAGGTTTTTCGTATCTGCTTGAATAATTTGCGCGCGGCGCGTCTGCCTCGGGCGCGCGACAGCCGGCGCATTTGCATCTTCTTGCGCTTGACGCGCCCCATCTTGCGGCCGCGATACTGCAGAGTGATCGCGATGTATTCGAGCCTGCCTGGTATCCAGCGCCCATGCTCGTCGCGCGGCTGGCTGCGCCAATCATGCCGCCAATGATTGTCCAGCCAATCATCACGCGAGCTGGCCCAATCAGTGCGCGCCCAGGCTGCCCTGCTGCCAGGACCATGCTCGCCGTGAATGCGGCGGCGGGTGCTGCTGACCAGGTTTAAAATCTTGCTCTGCCAGGCCGATTGCTTCGGCACAGCAGCATTGATCCAGCTTTCACCAAGCCGGTTGAACTCACTCAAGCCGCCAGTGTCGATGGCCTGGCCGATGCGGCCAACGGCATCGCTGCCGAATGGGCCGCCCAGGGTTCGCATCAAGAAATCTTCGCCCAGCTTTTCCAGCTTGTTGGACAATGCCTTGTCCAGCAGGTTGTCATCTCCTTCGACCAGGGCAGCAACCAGCTTGGCAATCTGGCCGACGCCGAGGCTGGGCATCAGACCGGGAAGCGCATGTAGTGGTAGAGCAGCGCGGTCACGGTATCGCCCACCACGGACAGCGGTGAGTGGCTGCCGGTCTTGCTGCTGCCCAGCGGATCAAAGAACATGACGCGCGCATCCTTGTGCGAAATGCTCCTGACACCTGACATATTGAGGCCGCGAATGAGCTGCCCGCGCGCGGCCTGCACCAGCAGCATCATGGCCTGCTTGAGTGCTGGCGGTGCATCATCCGGCAAGTCATAGCCGCCGCTATAAGTGACAACCAAGGGCTCGGCCCAGGTTGCCAGGCTCAATTTGCCGGTACTGTTTTCGAGCTCAAAATCAACTGCGTTGCCGTTGACCATGACCGATGTGATATCGGCATCGGCCACCGGGTAGTGCGTCAGAAAAATTCGATAATTCTCATACGGCGGCGGATCACCGCGCCAGGTTTCCTCAACCGTTTCCTTGGCGAACACGCGATTGCACATGGTCGCCACCACATCGGAATAACCATCAATCAAAGCCTGCAGCTGCACATCCAGGCTGGTGTCGGTCAGGCCAAATATTGATTTGAGTTCGGCCAGCGTGATGAGTGCGTAGCTGTCGGCTGGCGTCAAAACCTTCACAGTGATGTCGGCCATTTACTTGGCCTCGATCTGGAATTGTTCAAACAGGGTGCGCAGCTCCAAAGCTGGTGCTTCACTGCCATCTGACATGATGGGCGTGGCGCGAAACTGTTTTCTATCAACCGCCCATTGCCGGATAGTGGGAGCTGCAGCACCGCGCTGGCCTGATGGGCCGCGCTCACCTGGCTCACCGCTATCACCCTTCAGCCCTGGCTTGCCGGGTCGGCCAGCTGAAGCAATCAGCTGCCAGCCAGCACCAGGACAGTCACCAGGCTCATCCGTGCGCGCGACAAAGCTAGAGCCGTTGAGTGCGACAACATCGAGCCTTTTATATTTGCCATCAGCAACAAAGGTGCCGCGAACATTCAGCAGTGGTGCATCCAGCCCAGGAGCTGCCAGGCAAATCCAATCCAGGCTTGAGCCTGGTGTGTTGGCATTGTCGCGTTCGGCCTGGTAGGTGCCGCCGTTGTGTCTGACAACATCGCCATCATACCAAACGCCTTCGGACCATTCCTTGACCTTGGGCAATTTGCCTGGTGCACCATCCTTGCCGTTTAGTCCTGGCTCACCTTGCAACCCAGCCGGGCCAACAGAGCCGGGAGGTCCAAGTGTGCCGGGTGCCCCTGGCTCACCTTGCGGTCCCGCTGGTCCGACCGGGCCTGGTTCACCGGGGTCGCCTCGATCACCCGGCACCCCATCTTTCAACTCAGCCAGCCGCGCCTTGACCATATCGGCTATGTCGTTGCGCAAATTTGCAGCTGTAGCCTGCAGTTGTGCAGTGATGCTTTGCGCCTGCGCCTCGATCAATGCACGTTCGCGCTGCCATTCGCGCTGCTGCACATCCAGCACTTCGCACAACGCTTCGCGCCATGCCTCAAGCAGCGTTGCGGCGGCGGGCGAGTCTGGCGGCACCATCAAGGAGGTTTCTGACTTCCCGTTGGATGTCATCACGGTGGCCTTTCGTTTCCGGTGCATCACTCGGCGGCGCGGGTGGTGACGCTGGCGCTGCTGGTGCTGCCGGGATCGCCGCTGCCGCAGACAGCGGTACGACCTGTTGCTGCACGCGCGGCTCGTCTCCGAATTTCACGGAGTCGAAGCCTTCAATGTTGCGTGCTTCATTGGGCGCGAAAATGCCTCCTTGCACACCGCGGGCCAGCGCCTCAATGCGTTCCTTTTGCGACGACCGCAGCAGAGCTGCTGTGTCGAACTCAACGTATTCATCTGGCTGCCCTTCAAGATCAAACAGAACGCCGAAAGCTTCCTCGATATGGTTGAGGGCAAAGCCTAAGCCGGATGCGATCCAGCTTTGCATCAGCAGCTCGGTGGATGAGTAGGTGGTGCCGCCGATGCCAAAGATTTGCAGCGGGATGCGAAATGCCAATGCAATGTGTTCATTGGACAGCTTGAGGATGTCAGCAGTGGCTGCATCCTTTGAACCGACTGACCAGGGCTGCACCTTCAGGCCAGCTGTCAGGATGGGTGTGCCACCCTGGTGCAATCCCTTGGCCTGGTCATTCCATCTGTCGCGCAAATCCTGCGTCTGGTCCTTGCTCAGCACCAGGTCGGTTGACAGCACAGCGCTGGGCCGCGCCTGGTTGCGATAGAAATTGGTTTGCTGGGCCGCGATTGCGCTGCCAATGCCGATGTCATCATAGGCAGACACCAGCGGGCTCTCACCCATCAGCGGTCGCGGGAAGCGGCGCGACACATGCAGGCGCACGTGCAGCACATCGCGCATCGGCACCGGGCTTAGTTCTTCGCCGTTGAGCCGCCGCGCAATGATGTCATTGCCCTCAAGGGAATAAAAAATCTCACCGTTCTCCGCCACGCGCGGAAAACTCATATTGCTGTCCATCAAGTGCAGTTCATCAATTTCATAGCGGGCATTGCGCAGCGCCAAGGCATAGCAATTGCCATCCAGGTAGAGCATGCGCGTGGCATTAAGCAGAAAGTCAGAGGCCGATTGGTAGTCATTGGGATGGCGCAGCAGCCTGGCCAAAGATGAATTGTCAACGCGATCGCGGCCGCCCTTTGTATTCAGCCGCCAATGATCACCAGGACACATGGCAACGGTCTGCGCATAAGCAGACACGCAGGCCTCGACCATGGCCGAGGATGCGCCATTGATGGGCGTGTAGCCCTTCTGCCACCAGTTGTCGGTTGCACCAGCTGGCAGCCAGCCGCCAGTGATCGGCAAAAAATACGGGCCAGGTCGGTAATCGCCTTCGCCTTTACCGATGAGCTGGCCCGCAACGCGCGACAAAAATCCACGCACGGTCATGCCGTGGTGGCCCTGGTCGAATAACCAGCCTTTGGCTTGTTGGCCTCAGCCTGCTTGCTGTCCTTGGTTTGCGGCACAGTCGGGTCAGGCCCGCTGCCGTCATCCTCATGCTCGGTGACATGCACACCGGATGCAGCAAGGTCATTTTCCTCCTGCGTCGGTGTCGGCTTGGTTTCGCTCGCGGTCTTTTCGCGCTCCTTGCTGGCCTTCTCGCGCGCCTGTCTTTCCTCACCGAGTTTTTTCTTGGTGTCCTCGGTGCGTTTCTTTTCCGCCTCCTGCGACTGCTTGGCGGCCTGGTCGGCAGTGTTGTCGGTCATTGGATTTGCCTTTCTGTTGCAAAAGAGGGAGCCGGAAAAAGAGCGGGCCGGAAAAAGTCCGACCCGCTTATTTTCCCGGTTTAGAACTTACCAGGTTACTCCGGCCACCCAGGCCACCACACCAGTGCGGCGCAATGTCCAGTTGATGGGCATGATGAGGCGAAGCGCCAGGCTGTCGGTCTGGAACATCGACTTCGCCGGATAGGCAACCACGGCCGGGGTGCCAGCCGTGCTGATGTCTGTCGGACTAGTATCCTCCATGTGCAGGGTTGCCTGGTCACTGATTTCAAAGCGCGGTCCATCACCAGTGACACTGACAAAGTCGGCAGCATCAACCACGATCACTGTGCCCAGGGGCACTGTGCCGCTGTCGATGACCGGCCAGCCGCCCAGCCTGCCGGTGCCGATTTCCTCGCGGAACGGGAACACACCTGCACCAGGTGCTGCCACCAGGCCAATGCTGTTGACCTGGGCCGGGTTCATCAGCCAGACCGGGTTTCTGATATTGCCCAGCGTTCCTGTGAGCAGGGCATTGGTCAGCTGCTTGATGTCACCAACCAGGGCAGTAAAGCCACCGCCTGCTGTTGGTGTCAGACCTGAGACGCCGTTGAGGATGCCAGCAGGGCGGATGGTGGTTGCTGCATTGCTATCAATCAAAACACTGTCCAATGCAATTGCAGTGTCGGTCTGGATGGCATCGCGCAGCAGTCCCTCGATGGCCGGGATTGAATGCTCATCAATCTCGCGCGTCCATGTGGTGATGACTGCCATTTTCTTTGGCAGCAAGGTTTGCGAAGTGAAGGCACCCTGACGAACCGGGATGGGCAACCCTTCACCGACGAATGAGCCTGCGATTGTCGGTGTGCGGCTCCTGGTTGGGATGATGATCTTGCCGTTGCGGCCGAAACTGAGGCTCAACCCTAAACTCGAAAATCGCGGATAGAT